TGAACAAGGTCTACGGCCTGAAAATAATGCAAGCGGACGGTGTAAACCCCATAAAGATCAGGACGATACCGATAAACGACATACTCACGCCGGGCATATTTAGTAATTTTACGGTCAACATCCCGCTGACGCCGTTGCTGGACGAACAGGTCCCCCATGTGGGGGATATAGTCGCTTTTGGGATTTATGATCGGATAACGACGCAAGCGATCTGTTTTGGGAAAAAAGAAAATGGCGATGGCACTTTTGATTTTGTTTTCATACCGTATCAGGAAGGGGTTTATAATACCGATACGTTTAAGCCTATTCCGCCGTATAATCCGAATATAACGACGCCTCAGAAGCTGGATCCGCTCCACCAAATACCGCCTGAGCAGATAACAAAAGATGACGTGGTAGAAATAACAAAGAATATCTCCATTGAAATACGCGAGTTGATATATAGGTTAGTCCCGAGCGTCAACGTTGTGAAAATAGATAGGTATGGAAACGCTGACTGTAGTGAAATATCATGTAGTCAATATGCCCTGCTGACTAACGGTATGCCTAGAGAGTCTGATATGACCATAAAATACATCACCAGTGAAAGCGAAGAAGAGCATGAGTATACGGGGCCTGTTGAAGTTGACCCGGAGTGGGAATATGTTATTTTTTTGCTCTACAGCGTAGATATGCTGCTTGACCGCGAGGAAATACCTTTTTTAAGAGGTGACGGCAAAAAGGCTACAGTTTATGAATTATTGCCAAGCGTTCATGTAGTTGAAAAATTGGCAGATGGGACAATAGAGCCGCCGGTAGTAATTTGCGAGCAACGGTCAAAGACAGGCGATGATGATGTAGTTGAATCGGGGAAGGAGCTGTATTATGTAACGTCTGAGAATTCAGAAGAAACGCCGTATACGGGCGCAGTGGTTATTGAACCGTCATGGGAATGGATAGAGTTCAGGCTTTATGACGATGACGACAATTTGCTTGACGCTGAACGCGTTGAAGTATTGTTGGAAGGCGGCAGTGAAATAGTTATTGAGCTGCCGCAAGATAACATATCAATTCAGTGTGATGAATACGGCAATCCGAAAGAAGACGAGCTCCCCGTAACAATTAAAGCCAAGGCGTACTTTGGGTCTCAGTATATTGATAATATTTTAGAAAAATATAAAAAGGAAATAATTACTTACCCGGGTTCGGGTGCAGAAATACTCAGCCCTGTCGGAATCAGTTTATATCCGGTATCTATGGTTGACAGAGATGACGATGTAATAATATGGGAACTTGATAACGCCCCAAGCGGAGTAACCATAAACAAATACGGAGAAATAAAAATTAACGATATAGCAAGCTTGGACGAAATCAACGAAATAACGGTGCGCTGTATTTTTAATTTAGGCGAGAGGCTATTTACAAGGCAGATTATACCGTTTCCAAGCCAGGGCGCGGAGATATTCAGCCCCCCTATTGGTGAAAACTTTCCGATTTTATTATTACCGGAAACAATCGAGAAAGTATTGACGGTAAAAAAAGTATTAGATGATGTTTCAAAAGGAGTCGTAAATATAGACCATGATCATGAAACATTTATTTTTGATAAATTCGGTAAGATTCTGTCTTTCCAGCTACCGTTTTCGACAAATGCGACGTTGTATAAAGGGACGGAAGCGATAGATCATGCAAAGATTAGGTGGTTCCTTGAGATAACGAATATTGATATAAAATACTCAGGCCTAATAGATAACGCGATAAACAGCATAACAATAAACAGCGGCGGGGTTATTACCATATCGCAGAATATGTTGATGATAGGTACAATAGAGATTGATGTGTGCGCAGAATACAGGGGTTTTGTTTATAAGAAAAACTTTATCATAAAAATGATACAAATGCCGGATACGGGGCTTAACGGCGTCCCGCGGTATTTAGGAAAGACATACGAGAAGACCGAATCCAGGATAGTGCTGATACATTTTACTGAAAATGAGCAGGATCAGGTATCGGCAGCAGTGGGCGATTATATCGCATATGTCGGGCCAGATGAGGAGGGGGCGAGTAACTGGAAGAAAAACTACTGCCTCCAATGGACAGGCTACGGATGGGCTCAGCTAGATCCAGCGAATAGCGCGTATACCGACCATTATATGAGAGCGCTCCGAGATATTACCGACGGCGCGGGTTTTGGCGCGTTCAGCGTTATGATAGCTGAAAAAATAATGGCGATGGATGTGTTTGTAAACAGGCTTGAGGCGAGTCTGATAAAGCTAAGGGGGCCGGGCGGGGTAATACAAAGCGATAATTACGATCCCATAGAAAAAATAGGCTGGCTCATTGACTATATGGGAAATGCCTATTTTAATAATGCGACCATTGCCAACGGTTTGTTTTTTGAGGGTGAAATAAAGACAGGACCGTTATCATTGTTGAACGAAACGCCATTGGGTCAAGAGTATACCATTTATGCCGGGACGACGTTTGCTAATATACCGCCTACCCACTTACAGGGTCTAAGTATAGATGGGACAATGGGGAGTTATGGAAAAATAAAACGCATTTATTCAAATACTACGGCAACGGGAGGCCCTCTAAACGGCAGTATAGATAATAAAGCCTATGCGGAATTGGAAGATGGCCAGCGTATATTGATAGCACATTCTTGGTCATGGTGGACAACGGAATTTAGGCCAAGATATAGCGTAAGTTATATGTATGTTAATGGCATTAACATTCCGCAGATGACTTTAATTGGCATGGATACCATAACCGATGGAGATTCCGGCAATCCGGTTGCAGTTCCGCAAACCATACAGTTCAGATATTTAATGAGCGGAAAAACTTTTAAGTTGCTCAACCTGCCAACATTTGCGCCAGAAGATCCTAATATTGTCTGGAACTCAAACGGGACGTTGAAAATAGGGCCAGCTTAATTTGTAATATATTGGGAGACGTCCTGTTTTTCATGGAGGGTTTCGGTAACGGTTATTTTATTGCCATAGCAATAGAGCTTGCCATCATGAAACATATACGAGGAGCTTGTCACCCCGGCTTCGTTGCTGGGTTCATCAATCTCGAAAAAAATGATTTTACTGCTTTCGTTGTAGGTGTATTTGCCCTTGTATACATCACGCGATGTCTCTACGCCTTGCGGGGTAAGGTGCAAAACATAATAAAAGAAAAAATGGTTCTCTGTAAACTGGATGCTGCTCCCGATAACTTCGGCGCCATTAACAAAGGCGGCCCACCAAACGCCTACTAACGGGTTCTTATCGGTCGTGTCCATACCGCCATTATCGCACGTAACCAGTAAAAAAACAAGAGAGAAAACAAAAAGCGTTTTTTTCATTGCGGTTTACTCTCAATTTGTTCAGACTCGGTTTTGCCGTCCTCAATCTTTTTTTTCTCGATGACGACAAGTGTCTTAAGCAGCTTTTCGATGCTGGCAAGGCTGTCGAGGATATCCGGTATTTTGTGCAGATGGTTTATAGCCAGAAGCGTAAGAACAACGATGACAATGACAAAAATCGTCGCGGCGATTGAAATAATGACCATAAAATGACCCCCTGTTGGTAATTATAGCCTCCGGTTTCGGGCTGTGTCAATGGTTTACGTATAAACCTACGGCGTAGATATATACGAATTGCGGGTTACCGGCTACGGACTTAATCTGTAAGAACAAATCATTTTTTGGGGAGCATGAAATGGCATATAATAAGCACGAATGGGTGGCGCCAGAGGGCAGCCATCTTAATCGTTTTTCGAAGGCTAACGAGACCGATCAATCAGTTGACCTCATTCAGAACCCGGCCCTGACCAATACCCCCACCCCATTCAGCGCCGAGTGGATGAACGAGATGGAGGAAGGCATATCTCATGCGCATGAGGCCATAAGCGAGATACAAACGGCTATTGAAGGTATGCCGGAGAATATAGCCTCAAAAGCTGACGCCGACGACCTTGCTGAATTGAAAGAGCAAGTTGACGGCATGAAAGATCGCAGCAGCAGTTACTCGCAATATGGAAAGCCGCCGTTCCTTGTCGCAAGTGGAAAGCGTCAGCTCATGCTTTTTGAAGATATTGAGCTTGATGTTGTATCCCTGCTAGATACCGGGTTGCTGATGCACGGAAAAGACTATTATCTTTTTGAATGCCCCCCGGTCAATGACGAAGATGACGAAAAGGTATATAAGGTCAGCCTGTCAAAAATTGCACCCCTAGGATTTGACGAGGAAGAGGTAACCCTCATCGGCGGGTTTCACACGCTTTGTTCAAACGTGGGTTCGGGGCTTACGTACGTTGAGGGCGGGGAAACGAAAGTCCACCTGCTTGCTGGCTATATGTCGGGTGACATACTCCCTTACTCGGTTTGGTGCTTAAACCATCGGCCGTTCTCGGAGCCGGAAGGGATGGTTTACATCCCTTCCCTGGGCTTTTGGTGTGACATATATCTCCAATCCGGCAGCGGGGCCAATACAAAATCCGTCTTTGAGGGAGCAATTACCCGGAATCGGCAATACGTTGACTTTGTAGAGGATCAGTTTTGCGTAAAAAAGGCATTGTTGAACGATGAAGAGTTTGCCGCTGCAATGTTAGGATCCAACGAAAAAACAGCCGTGAACGGCGCAAGCGATTCCGCCGCGACCAATGGTGGCGCCGGGGGCCGCGTGGATACCGCTAACCGGCGCATGATCTCCATCTATGGTGTCGAGGAAGGTTGTGGTTCGCTATGGCAATGGCTGGCTACGACATCAGCAGCAGGTGGTTCTGGATGGAATGGTCAGAACGGCGGGAAGGGCGACTTTTACGGCGGTTGTTTTGCCCTGCTGGCGGGGGGCNNTTGGNACGATGCCGCGCATTGCGGTTCGCGCGCGCGTAATGCGGGTAACTCGCGGTCGTATGCGTATGCGTATATCGGCGGTCGGGGGCGGAGCCGTCCGCAAAGCGTA